AAAAAGGAGATACTTCAACAGGGAGTTATAATTATTAATGGGTAAACCTTTAAAAATATCAGAAGAAGCGGCAGTTCAAATGCCAATGAAAACAGTTTTATCCTTGATTGCTATGGTAGCCATAGGAACGTGGGCATACTTTGGTATTATTGAAACTCAAAATAAAATTTCAACAACATTAGAATTAATGGAAAAAGATTTAACTGAAAATACAGAATTTAGAATCAAGTGGCCAAGAGGTCAACTAGGTTCACTTCCAGCAGATTCTGAACAATTTATGATGATTGAGGATTTGTATAAAACTACCGATAAATTAAATAAGCATATTGAAAGTATGGCTTTAAACAAAGTGAACATTGAGTTTTTAAGAAAACAAATGGATAAAGTTTTAACTGATATTGAAAAATTAAAAGATCAAAATAGAGAAATGAAATATACAAATGGGAGTACACACTAAATGGAAACAGTTGTAGCATTATTAATGTTTGTAAATTTTGAGATCAAGGAGCATAGAATCCAAGACTCAATGGGAATGTGCTTACGTGGAAAGCGTGAGGCCGAGAGGCAGTACAGCGAAACAGTAACTTATAAATGTATTAAGACTGAAGCTGAAGTAGAAATTAATAAAGATGGATCAAAGTCAATTAAGAAAATTGTGTTAAAATAATGGATTTAAAAGATAAAATTGTAGGATTAGCTTTGGCGGCTTTAATAGCATTAGTTGGATGGAATTTAAAAGAAACTTGGACTTTAAAAGAATCAGTATTTAAACTTCAACAAGGACAAGAAATTTTATCTAAACAGATAAAGAAGAATACAAATTTTGTTAAACGAAACATTAAAAAACAAAACAAGAAAAAGAAAAAAAAGAATAACGAATAAATCGTATGCTTGGTTTCTTAAAAAGAGAAGGTGGTATAGAAGGCGAAAATGATAAAATTTATATTAGTAATGCAGTTGTGTTATTCCGCAACACAAGTATGTATACCTCCTATCCAAGCAGGACAATATTTTAATTCGCATAAAGAATGTAGTTTAGTAGGTTATAGAACTGGTCACGATATTATTTTAAATAGAGAGGATAAAGAAGTTAATGATACAAGAGCATTTGTTAAATTTTGGTGTATTGAAAAGAAGATAGAAAATGAAAAAAAAGTTGACACCTAAATTTAATAGTAAAACATCAATGGATGTTATCTGCTATAAATTAGCAGAAATACATAAAGATGTGGTTAAAAACAGTAAAGATATAGAGGATTTAAAGCATCAAGTATCTATGGGAAAAGGTGGAATTAAAGCCGTTTTTGTAGTAGGGTCTTTGATTGCTTTAATAATAGCAATATTAAAGTTTGTTAAACTATAGGAGGTACTATGAAAGATTTTTTTGAATTTGTATCCGATATGTGGTGGGATATGACAGGAAAACAAAGAGTAACTGTATCAGTTATTGCTGGTATATTTATCTTTTTAGTAGTAACAATAATATTTTAGTATGTGGTTTAGTGCAATTAAATTAGCGTTAAATGCGGGTACGCATATTTATAAAAAGCGTCAAGAAACAAAGATGCTAATGGCTGATGCTCAAAGAACCCACGCACAACGAATGGCAAGTGGCGAGATTGAGTATAAACAAGCTGTAATGCAAAATAATCAACAGGGCTGGAAAGACGAGTTTGTTTTGATACTCGTTTCTGCTCCCGTGATGTTATTAATATGGTCTATTTTTAGTGATGATCCTGAAATAATGAAGAAAGTAGAGATGTTTTTTGAGTATTTTAATAATATGCCATTTTGGTATCAAGCCCTATTTATTGGGGTAGTTTCGGCTATCTATGGCCTTAAAGGTGCAGATATTATTAAAAGAAAATAATGGCTTATTCCCTTAATATTTAGTAATATACCAAACTTAATAGGAAAGATTATGAATAAAATATTTATATTTCTGGCTCTAATGTTCGCTTTAAGTGCCTGTTCTGTAGGCAAGAAGTGTACCTATACACAAGATGGAACTAAATTATCATCTTGGGTGTGGTTCTATAACGATAAACCAATAGACTTGGATAAGAATAACTGTAATTAATATATGTTACAAATCATAGTTGCATTATTATTAATGCAAAGTGCCAATTCACTTGATGTACAGCACAAAGAAACATTTAGTAATGTTGATAAGGTGATTAAAGTAGTTAGAATAGTGAATGGTTTTAATGGGAGGTAGTATGGACAAAGTGAAAGAATTATGGGCTTTGGCAAAAGGACATAAAAAAATATCTATTGCTGTAGCTGTCGTAATTATTGCTATATATTTTTTAGTAAACTAAAATTTCCCTTGAAATTTTGCCGCTGTTATATAGTATAAGCGAATGGAATATGACGATTTAAAGGCAAGGATTAAGGAACACGAAGGTTTTAGAGATCAAATCTATAAGGATAGTCTTGGTTTTGCCACGATTGGATATGGTCATCTTGTTTTAGATACTGATCCTTTTATTGAAGGACAATCTTATCCAAAAGAACATCTTGAAAAAGTTTTTGATGGTGATTTTAATATAGCTAAAGATAACGCTAACAAACTTATTGGAGATATATCCTTAAATCATCAAGCTAAATGTGTCATCATTGAGATGGTGTTTCAGCTTGGTATTGGTGGAGTATCTAAATTCAAAAATATGTGGAAAGCATTAGGCGAGGGTGACTATCAAACTGCATCCGAAGAAATGCTTGATAGCAGATGGGCAAAGCAAACTCCAAAACGTGCAGAAGGTCTGTCCGCTATTATGAAATCTTGTAAAATCTAATAAACTTTAGTAAAATACAACCATTAGTATGGTAGTCATTTTAAAAGATATTATTCTTGATAATGGTACTGTTCGGGATGTACATATTGAAAATGGTGAAGTTAAATATGTTGATCCCAAACAAGCCGAGATAGAACGAATCAAGAACATTCCAGAAACAATAGAGGGTAATTAGTGAACAAAAGGATATTGGTCATTAGTGATATGCACATACCCTTTCACCATAGGGATAGCTTTGATTTTTTAAAAGAAATTAAAAAAGAATACAAGCCCGACTTCGTTATTAACATAGGCGATCTGCTTGATTTCCACGCCATAAATATGCACACCCACGATCCCGACCTCTATAGTGCAGGACACGAATTAAGGGCTTCTAGGGGCTTTATAAGGGCATTAGAGGGCATATTTCCGAAGATGGTAGAGGTAGATAGCAACCATTCTAGCTTGGTCTATAGAAGGGCTTTAAAATACGGAATGAGTAGGGAGTTCTTAAAAGACTATGGCGACTTTCTAGGTACAAAGAAATGGAAATGGGTAGATGATTTAACTTTGACTATGAGTAATAAACAGAAATGTTTTTTTACTCACGGAAGATCAGCAGACATTTTAAAGGTATCTCAAACTATGGGTATGTCAGCAGTACAAGGACATTACCATACTAAATTCGTCATAAGCTATTGGGCTAATCCGGATAACATATTCTTTGCTATGAACGTAGGATGTTTAATCAACCAAAAATCTATGGCTTTTAATTACGCAAAAAATTTTAGGACAAGATTTATAATAGGATGTGGAATTATATTAGATGGTATCCCCAAGCTACTACCAATGGTTTTAAATGATAAAGGTAGATGGAATAAAAATCTAGTTTAGAATAGTTCTAAATAAAGTAATTAAATGTCAAAACGATAAGAGAAGTGAAATAAATAACTAAGCCTATATAAAATAAATTCATTCTCATAAATTCCTAATATACCTATTTTAAAAATTTGCAAGAATTATCTTTTCTTCTTCTTATTTTTTTTCTTCTTCTTATTTTTCTTTTTCTTTTTTCCCATCTTTTTCCCCTTTCTGTAATTCTATTTTAATCTTTTCAAGATAAACAATATTATCCCAACTTTCTTCTTGTGCATCTTCTATCCATTTTTCAATGGGTTTGACCGCCTCTAACATTGTTCGTCTAAATCTCTTTATACCACTTTCCGATCTATTAGCAAAGCGTTCAATTAGTTTTTGAACAAGAGGATCGTGGGTTAAGACAAAAGGTTTAATAATTCTTTTAGAATTTGACATTCATATAGTGATCGCAAAACTCATTCACTCGGCAATAGTGCATACACCTAACATCTTCACCTTTTCTGAATACAACTTTACAACCTTGTCCTTCCACTAATTTATTAGCTTTTAAATACTGATCCATTTCTTCCCTAGTAGGCAATACTCTTTTTGCCGTCTTACGTTTATCAAGCATTAAAGCATAACTATCTTCTTTTCGCCATCTTTCTTTTGCCGTACAAAGAGGTAGCTTACTAGACTTTTCAGCATCTTGGTGTAGCTTAATCCTAGCTTTAATATAATCGTCTTGTTCTTTAGGTGTCCATCTTCTTACGGGTATCATAACAACTTGTTTTCTAGGATAGTTATCAGATTGCATTACCCTTAATTTAGACCAATCCCTTAATATTGCCATAATGGATAAAGACCTAACCTTAATAGGTTTATTATAGCTAGTTAAAGTCTTTTGATTTTTACGACATAAGAAGTCCAATACATTTAATTGGTTTTCCCATTCGGGTTTAGGATTTTCTAAAGCATTAAGAGTAGCCCACGCAGATGTGACTTTAAAATCTATCAATCTTCCATCTCTTTCAAGATAGTCAAATGACCCACTCAAAGTCCAACCATTAGTGATCTTATCATCTTTATAGAATAACCTACGTTCAGATAAATCAACTCGTTGTTTAGATCGTTCAATGATATGGTGTACGGATTGTCCTAGCAAAGAGAATATCTTATCAGATACATCTTCTTTTAATAAATCCCAATTTCTCATTTCTAATACCCTTATTCTAGGAGGGGCAATCAAACGAGTAGCAGATATATTAGACCCTTTGGATGAGTAAGGATCGTTAGCTACTGCCCGTTCAATCGCTTTCGGGAGATTAGATGCGTTAGTATATTCCATTTAATTATTCCACCCCATTAATTCATCATTTTCGCAAGTTAAACAATAATTAATATTAGATGATATTGTTTCACCACAAATATTACAGTTCATTAAAATGGTACGGGTTCTTGCCCTACAGTAGTAGAGCCATTGTTATCATCCCCGTTATCGCTTTGGTCTAAACCATCTAACTCTTTAGATCGTAAGATAATATTTCTAATACCTTCGGATAGCTGATTAAAGACTTCCTTTTTACCATTTTGAAAATCTTTTAAATCAAAGACAACACTTGTATGGTATTGTTCAGCGATCTTATCACCTTTTGCTAGAGGCATTACTGATCCAACCTTGTTGTTTTTATTTCCTTGAATGACATTTAAAGTACATTCTTTTCCTGCTAACTTTGCAATATCAAAACCTTTCTTTTCCGTTTCAGAAAAAGCACGACCCCGCCAAGAAGTTAAATCTATTCCAAGATTAGACTTTTCGTGGAGTGATAAGGTATAGAATTTGCTTATGGTTAAGGGTACAGAATTATCATCAGTTTGATCGGGAGTTTCCCAAATAACCAAGACCTGTCTTTTCCAAGTCACATTACCTTGATAGTCGTTTTTTTGTGTACCAAGATCAATAACCTTAATACAACGGGCTTTGTGAATACCTACAGAAACGCTAGGAAAACTGCTACTTTTTTCACCGCCTTTTGCTACTATGCTTGTCATATTTTTTCCTTTTATTTATTATTTAATTAACCTATGTTTATTCTTTGTCTTAACTATTGTCAAGTTAAATGTTGATTAATGTTAATGATTATGGTAAATAATTGTCAATTATGGCAACAATACTACCTGAATTGGCTACAGAATTAGAAGCCAAAAGAGATAGATTAATTAAGGATATTCAGAATGTAGATCGTTCTTCTGTAATACCCGATCATTTTAATAAAGCTGATAGTATCTTAAAACTTGTAGATCAAGCTAAAGAGGCACACGATAGAGCAAGTTTTATTAGACGATTGCTTACAACCGAAGAACAATTTAGTATGGGAATAAACAAATAGTGAACAAATGAAGAACAATAAATATAAACTAGCAGTAGATAGAAAAAAGGAAATAATATCTAAATATGGGGGTAAGAATTTATCAAGAAAATTAAGAATATCACATCCCGCAGTATCTAAATGGAAAGTAATACCACCTTATAGGGCTATTCAGATAGCAAAACTTGGTGATTTCACACAAGAATACATAAGACCCGACATAGATTTCAGTATAGCATAGCTATGGCATTGCTATAGCATTGCTATAAAATGGCAATAGCAAACATATGACACTATGCTATCAAATCGCATATGCGATTTTATCCCCTTCATCTTCATCTTCACCTTCACCTTCAACTACATCTACATCTACATACAAGATAGTAGTTGACACTAAAGTTCTTTCGGGGTAAAAACAAAACTTAACTAAACTTAACAAGGAGAAAATATGAAACCTAAAAAAGATGCCTTTGATAAGTGGTTTGATAAAAGAGTTATTGTTATGGGTATGGGTAGAGGTACTCGTAATAAAAAAATCCACAATATTATTAGAGGAAAAGTTAAAGAAAAACTAATAGAAAAAGTGAGGAAAGATGGCTAAATCAAATGGTAAGATAAGATCAAATGGTAAAGTGGAAAAAGAATTTAATCGTATGCAAAATGGAGTAAAGAAGGATTTAATTGGTTTTGCAGATAAATGGTTAAATAAAAGGTATTCAGCAGAATACTTAAAGAAATTTCCATTTTTTATGCAAATGCGTGATGGGATGCACAATGCTTTAGAAGCAGGTGCTTGTTCCCATACATTAAATAGTATGATAAAAGATGCTAAAAAAGAAGCACTAAAATACCATCAAGACTTGTACAAGGATTAATGCGTAAATCTACCACAGATGAACAAAGCCCTGCTTTTCAATTCTATGCGAATGATTGGATAAGCGATCCTAATAGATTAAAGCTAAACCTAGAAGAACAAGGGGCTTATATTCTATTATATTGTCATTGTTGGCGGGGCTTTAGAATTGAGTATGATATGGAAATTTTGTCTAAAATGTGTAATTGCCGGTTAGACAAGATTAAACTCATTATACCAAAAATAGAGCATTTATTTTTGAAGGAAAAAGGCAAAGACGGAAAGACCTATTTAGTTTGCAAACAAGCAGAAGAAGAACGAAAAGAACAAAAGCTGAACAGAAAAAGACGATCAGTAGCGGGTAAAATTGGGGCTAACAAAAGATGGTCAGAAGAAAATTTAAGGGAAGATGAAAACACTCGTAATAATACTTCTAGGCGTAAAACTTGAATATAGTAATTTTCCTATGAAATATGAGGATTGTACTGAAAGTTTTATGTATGTAGTTGAAAAAATTGCTAAATATCAAAATCAAACAAATGACACAAATCAAGGATACTATACAAAACAAGGAAAATTAGTAGTGGGGCATTATTGTAAATGAACGACCAATCACATTACGGAATATTTTTAAATTACTTTGGAACTCACCATACATTTCAAACTTTCTGCGATAAAGGGATTAACAAAAAACTCATTAAACAACTACACGGAACAATAGAAGAACATCTAAAAACACTTACAAAATTAAATCAAAAAGGGGCAGGAATATATTTTACTGTTAATGAAACTAATTTAAAAGGTAGAACTACCGAACACATTAAAAGAGTTAGGGCAGTATTTATTGATCTTGATGGTTATCCTTTACCTAAAAAATTTGAACTACAACCCCATATGATAGTTGAAACTAGCCCTAAAAAATATCATTGCTATTGGTTATGTGAGGGTATTCCATTAATCAGCTTTAGTTTATTTCAACAAGCATTGGCTTTTAAATACAATGCAGATAGTAAGGTTAAAGACCTTCCAAGAGTAATGAGAGTTGCAGGATTTTATCACAACAAAAGAAAACCTTATCCCGTGAAAATTATTAGTATGATTGATGAACGACCTTATACTAGAGATGAAATTAGAGATACCCTTAAACTTAAAAGACCTGAAAACAAAGTGAGTAATTATGAGATACCACAATACAAAGGCAAGTATTCGGGAACTTTAAGATATGGAATGAAAGAGGGAGATAGACACGCAACATTAGTGAAGATGCTGATTGCTATTCGTAAAAGAGGAGAAAGCTATGAATATGCTAAAAAAGAGGCAGAAACTTTTGGAAAACTTTGTGTACCACCCGAAAATCCAAAAGAGATTATGTTTCAATTAAACGATATATGGAAAAGATATGAACCTACGACCTTATCAAAATAAAGCTATAGAAGATATAAGACACCATTTTTCAAGAGGTAAGAAAAGGATTTTACTTGTAGCCCCTACGGGTAGCGGTAAAACAGTCATTGCGTCATCAATGATGCAAAAAGCAAAGGAAAGGAGTAATTTTAACCTTTTTGTTGCCCATAGGCGGGAGTTGGTGATGCAATGCAGTAGAAAGTTGTCAGATTTTGGTCTTAATCACGGGGTAATAATGGCGGAAAAAAGTCCTAATATGATGGCAGATATTCAAGTAGCATCTATTCAAACTTTTGCGTCAAGGAAAGATAGGGATGATTTTATAAAACCCAAAGCAGATGTAATTATACTTGACGAGGCACATAGAAGTGTATCGGGTCAATTTCAAGAACTCATAAATATATATCCAAATGCTTTCATTATAGGTTTAACTGCAACACCTTGTAGAAATGACGGAAGGGGGCTTGGTAATGTTTATGAAGAATTAGTTGAGGCAGGATCAATCAAAGAATTGACAAAATTAGGTTATCTTGTTCCTAACAGAATTGTAGCACCAACTATTCCGGATTTACAAAAAATTAGAATTGTAGCAGGGGATTATGAAAAGAAAGCATTAACAAAGAAAATGAATACTGCTAAATTAGTAGGGGATATTGTTTCACATTGGATCAAATATGGCGAAAATAGGGCAACTGTTGTCTTTGCTACATCAATAGCCCATTCCAAACACATTGCGAACATATTTAATCAAAACGGAGTAAAGGCAGGTCATATTGATAGTGAACAAAATGAGTTGGAAAGAGAAAAACAACTAGCTAATTTGAATAATGGCGAAATTAAGATATTATGTAATTGTCAAATACTAACAGAAGGATGGGATCAACCCAAAGTATCTTGCGTGATAATAGCTAGACCAACAAAATCTTATCCATTGTATTTACAGATGATAGGTAGAACTTTAAGACCTTATCCAAATAAAAAGGATACTTTGATTATAGACCATAGCGGATGTGTGTATGAACACGGATTTCCCGAAGATGCGGGAAATTGGACACTATCTACTAAAAAACCTAAAACCAAAGATAGAATAAAAGACCCTAAACCTATTGAAAAACAACCTTTTACTTGCGTTCAATGTGATACTGTTTATCAACCCACAAAAGATAATCCTAGTTGCCCTAATTGTGCCTTTATTCCTACAAAAAAAGAAAGAATTGTATTGATTAAAGAAGGTAGATTAGTTGAAATGCCTAAAACAAAACCAAATGCAGATGATAAAAATAATTTTTATGCCCAATTATTATATTATGCTAGGCAAAAAGGTTATAAGGAAGGATGGGCTAGTCATACTTTCAAACAAAAATATGGGCATTTTCCACATAGTAAAAAAATATTTCCGATTGCTACCGGTAAAGATGTAATGGGATTTATTCAACACTTAAACATAAGAAGGGCTAAATCAAGAAATATGAGGGAGTTAAATTTATGACATCAGAGGCATTAAAGAAGGCACAAAAAAAATATTATTCAAAGCCTGAAAATAGAAGGAAGAAAGTTGAGTATATGAAAGAATATAGGTCAAGACCCTATGTTAAAGCTAGATACCATAAATACTATAAGGATAAATTAATTAGGGATAATGAAAATGATAAACTTAATGCTAAAAATACAGAAAGACTTGGTGATGTATGAGTGAAAAAGTAGTTGATAGAGGGGATGCGTGTTTGGATTGTAGGCAAGATACTAAATTTGGTAGTGGTAAATTTGTTAATAGAACACCATCCGAAACAGATGAGGAAAAAGGTTATTTATGCAAGGATTGTGAGGATAAGTTTTATTTAGATGCAGGAATAGTTTGTTTAAATTGTGGTGAACAATCTTTAGAGGGTAATTCAGAATGTTTTGAATGTGAGGGTAAAGAGTTTAGAAAAATAAAACAAGAGGATTTAAATTAAATGAGTGAAGAAATAACAGAACAACATATGCACAAATTAAGGGAGTTAGGCAAGAAGTATGCAAAAGCTAAAGCCGAATTATCTTTTTTAGATCATAATAGGAAAATACTTTTAGCAAAATTAATGAAAGAACATCAAATCAATTCAAACACGGGTAAAATGGATAGTGTTAATGCCCAAGAGAGAGAGGCAAGAGCAGATCAAAGATATTCAGATCATATCAAGGCATTATCTATAGCCGTACAAAATGAGGCGGAACTCTCTTTTGAAATAACAATAGTCAGAATTAACTTTGAAACGTGGAAAACTAAAATGATAAATCAAATGAAAGAGGCAAAAGATTATGGGGTCAAAAAATAAAGATGAGATATATTATATTTTAGATAAATACGAGGTTTATTGGGAAGATGCAACAAGTCTTGGCGAGTGGAAGGATATGGAAGATGCTAAAAAAGATACACCCGCCATAGCTTGTACAGAAGGATTTTTAATCAAGAAGAATAGAAACTATCACACCTTTGTTATGACTATTTCAGAAAAAGAGGTAGGCGACCAAATGATTATCCCTACTAAAAATATTAAAAAGATGGTAAAATTAGGTAGAAAGATATTTTATAAAAAAGACTTTGACTACAAAAGATACCAAACATAAAAAAATTCACTATGAAAAATTAGTTAGTATAGGGTGTATTATTTGTAAAAAAATGGGCTTTCCAAATAGTCCTGCTGAAATACACCATATCAACGAGGGAAGAATAGGCAAGAGGGCTAATTTTCGTATGTGTTTACCTCTTTGCCCAAAACACCACAGAAATGGGGAAGAAAGCTATCATTATAGCCCTAAAAAATTCACTAAAAAATGGGGTAGTCAAAAAAAGTTGTTGCAAGAGGTTTTAACTTATGTTAATTGTTGTGGTGGATGTGAATAGATGTATGTACTATATTTAGGTCATTTTAGCCCTTGTTGTATCATACATTTTTTGATGCGATAGATAAATTCATATGTATTAAAAGCCGAGAGGATGTTCATATCTTAATGGGTCAAGTAGGCAAAAATAGAGGTGTAACCTCACAGGTTTTTTGGTAACTGGTCATTGGTGAAAACAAGACGATAAAAAAGGATGGCTTACCAAGTGCTTGACCCCATAAAATTATGATTGATTATAAAAAATTAGGTAGATTATTTGATAGTGGAGATCAAACCAAAATTGATACTATTATTAATGTAGATCATAGACCCCTTGTAAGTCAGTATGACAACCGCTTTATCAAATTTGGATTTGTTGAGCATAAAGACAATAAGTATATCTTGAAAATGACTAAAAAAGAAAGAGATATATTTCAAATTACCAAGAGTATAGCAGATGACGAGTTAAAATTTGCCTATGATGTTATTAGTAAGATACTTTCAGATGATACGGAACTCAAAGAAATTGAATATCTAAAAAAACAAATTCCTATGATTAGGGAAGAAGTACAAATTGAAATATTAAAGCAAAGTCAAGAAATTGAAAGTCTTAAAAAAATTGATAAATCACACCAAGAATTGAACGGAAAATTAAATAGAAAAATAAGCCAATTAAAGAAATTAATTGATTTATATAAAATAGCAAAAGTCCAAGCTGTTGAGGATACTAAAAAAGAGGCAGATATATTAATGATGAAAAAGATTAAAGAACTAGAAGAAGTTAAAAGAGCTAATAAAAAACTAGCTGAAATGAACGAGAAATTAACTCATACACCTAGCAATTTAAGGGAAAAAGGGATATTATGATGTATTAATGGCAAAAAAGAAAAATCTTTTTGGTGTTAATACCTATGTTAAGAGAACTAAACCGAAAATTGGTAGGCATAAAAAACGTATGTCTAAATCTGAAAAAAAGAATTATAAAAAATACAGGGGGCAAGGTAGATAAATCTAAATATGACCGGTTATTAAAAAAATACAAAAAATTAAAAAAGGATTATGATTTTATGTATCATTTACCTTGATTAATGCCCCTTGACTTGTGATAGTGGTTAGTGTTTATTAGTCTTGTTCGTCAACTATTTTTTCAATCTTCTTGCGATATTTTTTCAAATCGGGTAAGATTGAATGTTCAAGTTTTTGGATAGCTTGGTCTAAAGCGTAAAGATAATCCATTTCAGTTAGATGTGGACTAGCCTCACTTACTCTTGCAAGACCAAGTTTTCCTTCTTCTCTTATCCAATAAAATTCCAATCCTATTAGACGGAAAAGTTCTTGTAGTTCTTTTTGTGTCATAAGCAACACCCCCTTTCTGCGTTTCAAACGCATATTCTTTGGTGTACACTTACCACTATTCACAATGTCAAAGAGCTAAATTATAAATCTATTAAAATTTATAATTACCCTAGTATATCATATTGACTTTTTCACTTTTTCCACTTTGTTGAAAAGTAGAAGGACTAAAATTAAAAAAATTTAGGATTGACGTTGTAATAAAATTTTACTTGACACACTTTTTGAGATTTTTTTAGAGGGTAAGTTAGATAGTTATTTAATATTCTTTATGTAATAGCCATAACCTTTGGGCAAGTTGTTTATATTTTCAATACTTCCATTTTTATTAACACAAATTTCAAGCATTTTCGGATTTTCTTCTTCTTCTTCAAAAACAACTTTCATTTGTTCTTCTAGTTTATTAAGGGGATTTATAGGTTTATCTGTCATTTTTAATCTCCTTTGTTATTTTTTCTAAAGTTTTCTTTGCTTCTGGATAAAAAGTTTTATCATCTGGCATACAAATTGTTGTACCTTCTGCAAAATTACAATCATAACAATATTCCATTGGTTTTTTATTATTAGGATAGTGAGCATTAGTATTTGCCCCACCACAACTAGCACAGACCTCAATACCAAGTTCAGCTAGTTCGCCATATGACCAATCTTCTTTTCTTTCGTTATTAGGTTTATCTGTCATTTAATTTTCTTCCTGTATTAATTCGCCTTGATGATAACCTTTTTTTATCATTTCCCCAATATGTTCAAGGTCAGCATCATTAGGATCAAAAGCTGGATAATCAGTTATAATTAGTTTCCAACAACTTCTTTTAATTTTATTTTTATTAGGTTTATCTGTCATTTATTAATCCTTTTTATGTGTTTTGTGTCATTATACAGAGAACACCACTCTAAAAAATCTTTCAAAGTGTTCTTCCATTGATTAGCAAAATTTCCATCATCATTAAGTAGTTGGTTAAATTCTTGTCTTGCTTGTTTTTCTGTCTTTTTATTAGGTCTATCTGTCATTTATTCATCATTTTTAATTCTATAAATAAAAAGCCCAATAACTATTATCATTATTGAACTACAATAAAAGCCAATTTTTATATATTGTTCATCAACTTGACCAATAAAAATAAAAAAATTCCAGCATATTAATAGTAATGTAAGTTGTATAATTCTCATTTTTTAAGCCTTTTTATTCACTAAATAAACTCCGCAATCATAGTCAATACAAGATATTTTAAACCCTAAATGGTTCAATATTTTTTCAACTGAACTAAAACCGCAAGCCCCGTCAATTTGTGGTATTGTGTGTTTTTCTGTTGGTAGCTTTGAAGATTGTTTGTAAAAATCTTGATACCTTTCAAGCCCTAAACTTTTGCCTTCTTCTTCTCTTTTTATTATTTCTTTTGAAGGTTGCCAA